ACTGGGTTTACATAATGGCCGTTGTGGAAACGAAGCCATTTGTGAGACAGTGTACCAGAAGGATCTCGATTTCATGGACAAGATCGAAATGTATAAATCAGAAGGAAGAGAGATTGTGAATGTTGCAACACCACCAATAGTCAACATTCCAACTCAACTCTATGGAGAGGAAATTTTAACCTCCACAGATCTACACCCTGGTTCTTGCATGCATTTCGGTTCGAAGGATAAAGATGGGAGAGTACCATTGGTTGAGGCATATGGTACTTGTCGAAATCTCTCATTTTCATCTGGTCAATCCAAAGTAGTACGCACTCCTTTATCACCAGCCCTCGAAAAGGCTGGCTCACCTTGTAAATGGGGTAGTCCTCCGATGCATGTAGCACGGAATCATGAAATGGTTTTTGAAAACGCTCAGCATCCAATTGACTCTATCAGCAGTCACACGCTGAAATGGGCCAAAGAGGATTATCTTTACGATGTTATCGGCGCTATTCGTGGCATTGGTTATACAACTGTTCCGTTGAACGATCATGAAATATATAATGGTCGCCCTTCTGAAGGGATCAATGCTATGAATATGTCTACTTCTCCTGGTGTAGGATTGAGTGGTATCAAGAAAGACCACTGTGAATCAGTGTTGACACCACAAGGAACTCAATATTATCCCAAACCATATATATCAGAAGAAGTTTCAAGAATCCGCCAAGAACTTTGTGATGGGAAACGGTGTTGTCCCATTACAAAAACAGCGTTAAAAGATGAGCCAGTAAAACTAACAAAGCAAGCAGCACGGTTGTTTTATGTGATGCCCATGGCCTTCATTGCCGTATGTCGGCAGGTCATGTGTCCTTTGTTAGCCTTTATGATGGCTACCCAATCATGTGTGAATCATGGTTCGGTATTAAGGTTACAACTGATGAGTGGGCTCAGTGCTATTCTCACATCAACAAGTTTTCAAATGGGAAGACAATGAATGGCGATTATTCAAAATATGATCAAAATTTTTCTGCCCAGTTGATTTCAGCAGTTGGAAGTGTGATGTGCACAATGGCTTACCATTTAGGTTATACGCCTGAATACATAATCATGTTATCATCGATTTTTGCAGACTTAGCTAATCCAATCTATGTTTTTGGTGGTTGTTTGGTCAGTTTCCTCGGCCTTATGCCTTCAGGGAACCCAGCAACGGTCGCCATCAATGGTATTGGAAATTCTTTGCTGCACCGGTGTTTCTTTTATGAACATTGGGTGTCGTTGTATGGTTCACCACCAACAGTTGGTATTTTTCGCAAATTTGTAACTATGGGATTTGTAGGTGATGACTCCATTGGGGGAGTCAGTGATACAGTTCCATGGTTCAATATGCAAAACTACCAAAAGTGGTTGGCAAGATTGGGTATGCCTTATACAGATGCAGATAAGTCAGCAGTCATTCCAGAGTACGTGCCTTTAGCAAAGGC